TATCATATGCTTTTATTGCACCTGATACTCCATCAAATATTGTTAATGCTTGACCTAATAAAGGAACTCCTCTTCCCAACTTACCAAATGTACCGAAAAACTTAGCAACTGGTTTACCTACTTTAGCTAAATTTTTTGTTGTATTCTTAACATTTTTTGCCATCTTATTATTAAATAATTTATCCATTAACGCAGCACCTTTAGGTGCTTTTGCAAATTTACCAGTTGATGTTCTCCATCTTTTTGCATTATCATCAAATACTTTTCCAAATCCAAGTTTTTTCTTTAATTTGTTAGATGCCATACCTGCTAATTTAAATGGACCTGTTATTACAGATTTTATTGTTTTACCTAATTTCCCAAAACCTGTTCCAGCAGCCATAGTAACGACACCAATTGGTTTCAAAAATGCACCTAAAGTAGAATCAGAAAGAGCTTCAAATCCCGCACCTGCCAAACCTGTAAATGTTGGCCAAAATATATTCCAAGCAGCTTTTAAACCTTCCCAAATTCCATTACCAATCATCTTTCCTACTTCATGCCAATTTCCTTCTTGCATCAATTTTACTAATTTTTTAAATGATTCTTCCATATTTTTAAAAGTATCACTTGCCATAAAATCTTTTAAATAACCTGCTATTGCTGATAAACCGTCAACTATTGGTCCTCCAAATGTATCAGCTAAGTCTAATGCAATATTATTCATATCAGCTAATGTTTGTTCCATTTTTGTCATTGTATCTCTTGCTTTTAAAGCAGCAACATCTTGAGCTGAAAGAGCTTCTTCACCCATATCAACTCCACCCATCTCATCAGCACCTTTAGACATTTTTAACAATTGTTCTGTTGACATACCTGCTGCATCTGCAACTGATTGTAAAGTTAATGGGTCTAATGAACCTAAATCAACATCACCTAATTCATTAGCTATTGCTTGAAATGCTCCTGCAGTATCACCTGCAAAAGATAATCTTCTTGCCTCATTTAAATTAATATTTTTACCTAACATTACAGAGGCCTGTAATTCTTTATTTAATGAATCTTCAAAATTCAACATTCCTTTTAAAGTATTAGCAACATCTTTTACACTCATACCTAGTTTTCTTGCTTCTATAGCTGTTTTTGCAAAATTCTTAACTCCTCCTTTTGAAAACAATGCCATTTCTTCTGTTGACCCTGCCATATCTTCTAAAACAGCTGCTGGAGCTACATCATTTTGAGCTGCTAATAAACCCACTTGTTCTGATAATAAATGTGCTTGGTCTGCAGACATATCTCCAACGAGACTGAATTGACCAACTAATGTTGCCATTGTGTTTGATTGTACACCTAATGCCTTTGCTCCATCTGAAATATTAAATGCTAAGTCTGCAGAGGTTGACATACCAACACCAAAGTTATCTGCTAATTGTCTAGAACTTCCTACTACATCTTTAAACTCTAGTCCTGATGCAACAATGTTTTGTCTTAAATTTTCAAAAGATGTATTAACATTGTCAGCTTCTGTTCCAACAACTTTAAATCCTATACCAAGTTCATTTACAACTTGTTTAAACGCGTAATCAAATTTACTAACTATTGTAGCAAACAATGCACCAAATGTTCCTACGATACTTAATGATAAAACATTTTGTAAAATATCAGCTATATCACCAAAA